AGCAAGCAAAAATTATGGCGCAGGAAGCCGCTCAAGAAAAAGCAAAAATAAAAGAAGAACGATTGCAACAAACATTACAGCGTAAACGTAAAGGCGTTGGTCGCCGCTCATTAATTACAAGCGGTGGTAGCGGAGAAGGTTATTTATCAGCAGCAGCAAGGCAGCAGAGCGATGGTTAATTTTGCATTGGGGGCTTACAATTATAACAGCGGCAGCTTGCTCCCTTCGCAGGCTGGTAAGGCCAAAAGCTCACTTATGAAAAAATCTAAAGAAAGTTTGCCTACAGGAGTAACTGCTACTGACACGCCTGGTGTGTTTATGGGTGCAGGTGGCGAAACTCTGCTTAAACAAGGTGATTCGTTTGTTGCTGTGTCAAACTTTACAGGCCCCATGGGAACGCCAACTACAATCTCAGCATATAAACCGCCTGAGCCAAGCCGTGTAGAACAAATAGAACAAAAGGTTGATGCTGTTGAAGAGGCGGTCGGAACGCCTTCATTGGTAATGGAAGACTTGCCTCAACCATCAGCAAGATTAAAAGACGAAGAAGAGGCGCGCCAAGCAAGAAGAAATCAACTTAGATCATTTCGGGGTCAACGTAGAAGCTTATTAAGACCCGCAGCAAGAAGACCGTATTATGGGTAAAACAGTTAGTCACTATCTTAAAGATGGAACAAAGCATACAGGTGGTACTCACAAAATGCCAAATGGTGAAATCCATTCTGGCGCAAAACACTCAGACAAAAGTAAAAAACTATTTCACTTTGAAGACTTGCCAAAGGCAGTTCAAAGAAAAATTAGGAAAATAAAATGAAAGATACTGCTAAATACTATCTTGAGAAGTATCGCAAAGCTAAGGCTGAAAGACAGCAGTTCGAAGAACTATACGAAGAGTGCTATGACTATGCCCTGCCTCAAAGAGCAGGGTTTCATTTTGAAACAAAGGGGCAAAGAAGAGATGACAAAATATTTGACGAAACTGCAGTCGTTGGTGTCCAAGAGTTTGCATCGCGTTTACAATCTGGGCTTGTCCCTAATTTTGCGCGTTGGGCAGACTTTATCGCAGGGTCAGAAATGGCTGAGGAAGACGCTGACGAAGTTAATAACGAACTCGACAAAGTAACTGAGTATATCTTTGAGATACTACAGAACTCAAACTTCAGTCAGGAAGTGCATGAATCATTTCTAGATTTGGCTGTAGGCACTGCATGTTTGATTGTTGAAGAGGGTGATGCAATCAACCCTATACGCTTTAATGCTATACCACTACCGCAGCTTGTGCTTGAAAGTGGTCCAGATGATAGGATTGATCATGTATATCGTGAACGTGAAATCCGTTGTTCTGATATACAGATAGTATATCCACGCGCTGTGTTGCCTCCTGAGATGGAGTCAATGATGAAAAACAATCCAGATGTAAAAACTAAAATAATTGAGGTTGTTTGTAGAATTTATGAAAAGCCCAATGAAGAAAAGTATGGTTTTTTTGTTATTGATATTGATCGACAGAAAATGCTTTTCATGGAAAATTATGAAGGTGTAGGCTCAAATCCTTTTGTTTGCTTCCGATGGTCAAAAGCTTCGGGGGAAACATATGGGCGCGGCCCATTGGTAAATGCACTTAGCGCAATCAAGACGACAAATCTTACCATTGAGTTAATACTTGAAAATGCGCAGATGGCTGTATCTGGTATCTATCAGATGGATGATGATGGCATTATTAACGTAGACACAATCAATCTCATGCCTGGCACAGTAATTCCAAAAGCCCCTGGCAGTGGTGGCTTACAGCCAATCCGCGCTGCTGGCGACTTCAATGTGGCTAATCTTATCTTAAATGATATGCGTAATAATATTAAACGTGCGCTGTATAATGATATGCTAGGCGACCCAAACCGCACACCTGCATCTGCAACAGAAGTCGCAGAGCGTATGGCTGACCTTAGTAGACGTATTGGTGCCGCGTTTGGTAGGCTACAGGCAGAGATGGTACAGCCTATTTTGCAACGTGTAGTATACATACTACGCAAGCAGGGGCGTATAGAACTGCCAACAGTAAATGGAAGAGAAATAAAAATAAAAAGCATTTCTCCACTTGCGCAAGCACAGGCAAATCAGGATATAATGGCGGTAAGCCGTTTCTTAGAAATGGTGAATGGAATGTTTGGGCCACAGCTTATGAACCTGCTGGTATCTTCAGAAGAAACAGCATTGTATTTGGCTAAAAAGTTTGGTGTACCCGATCATTTGGTAAGGGACATGGCAGAGCGTCAAGCTGTAATTGAGATGGCGCAAATGCTTCAGCAATCACCAGAAGGGCAAGCAATAGCAGATGGCACGACACCTCTCTCTTGACGGCTTTACACGCACAAAAACAGACGATTTAATTATATCACGAAACATGGAGAGTCTGTTTAAGTCGCCCACTGGCGTAGCTGTCTTACAATATTTACGTTCAATAACCATTGAGGCTGTATCAGGTCCCAATATTAGTTCAGAAGAATTGCGTCATATAGAAGGGCAACGCTACCTTGTTGGCCTTATTGAAAGGCGCATTAAACAAGCGGAGAAAGCAAAAGATGTCGGAAGCGGAAGCACCAACAACAGTGAGTGATGTAGTCTCAACCGAGACTGTGGAATCAACAGAAGTACAGGCAGAATCTGTAGAACGTCCTGATTGGCTGCCAGAGAAGTTTGAATCACCAGAAGCATTGGCGGAGTCATATAGTTCTTTAGAAGCTAAACTAGGTAAAGGCGAAACTGAGTTACGAGAAAACATTATAAAAGAACTAGAAGAGCAAGCATACTCTGAGCGCCCTGCTAGTGCAGGCGAATATCAAATGCCAGAAGAAATACCTGATGATTTTGTAGTAGATAATGAATTGTTAGACTGGTGGTCTTCTCATTGTTTTGAAAACGGCTTTAATCAAGAAGAGTTTGCATCAGGTCTTGAGGTTTGGCAGCAAGCAATATCTGGCGCACAACCAGATATTCCCGCAGAAACCGCAAAGCTAGGTGATAATGCTAATGCAAGAATTGAAGCTGTTAGCCTATGGTCACAAAAGTTTTTTCCACCAGAGTATGAAGATTCAATTATGCGACTTGGTGAAACTGCAGAAGGCATTATGGCATTAGAATTAATGATGCAATCATTAAGCACCAATCAAATGACTGACCAAGCATCCACACCATCTGCTGTATCACAAACTGAATTAGAAGAAATGATGCGTGACGAAAGATATTGGAAAGCAGGCAAGCGTGACCCGAACTATGTAAAGCAGGTTCAAGAGGGGTATAACCGCATATATGGCAATACCAAATAGAATTGGCTCAATAGACATTGAACGTGCCAGGCTAGAGCATGCAAACTATCTATTTGATAAGTTACGAAAGTCAGATGAGCATGAGTGTAGAATACAAGGGTACACGCCCTGGCGCGCATTGCACGAGGCTGTAGCCGATCAATCAGGCGAAAACTTTGCTCTTATAGTTAATGGCAATCCTATTGCTATAACAGGTCATGCGCCAGTACCAGAGGGGTCTATTGATTGGGCTGATGCTGGCATTGCATGGCTTTTGGGTTCTGATGAAATAAAAAAGAACAAGATTAGTTTCTATAAAACAACTAAATACCTAATAGAATATTATTCTAAATTATATGATTTTGTAACAAACGATGTGCCTTTATCCAATGAAACTACGCTTCAGTGGCTTACAACATTGGGTTGTGTGTTTTCTTTAGAACCGCATATTACTAATGGGCATGAAATGTGTAATTTTATATATTGCGAAAAAAAGTTTTATCATGTTATATCTGGAACTGAGAAGCCCGAAACTAGCTGATGGCCCACATAGGATAACCAGTTGAGGCGAAAAAACGGATAACTGCTCATTGGTGAAACTTTTTTAATAGGACTTATATAATGGCTAATACAATTGATACCGCCTTTATTAAGCAGTTCGAATCCGAAGTTCACATGGCTTATCAACGTATGGGTTCCAAATTACGGAACACAGTACGCACAGTCAGCAATGTGCAAGGAAACGTAGTTCGTTTCCAGAAAATCGGAACTGGTTCTGCTTCAACAAAGGCACGCAACGGCTCTATCACACCGATGGAACTGGCGCACACAACCGCAGAAGCAACTCTTAGTGATTTCTATGCGGCTGAATTCATCGACAAACTCGATGAAATGAAAACCAATATCGATGAGCGTCAAGCTGTAGCACAATCTGCTGCCGCTGCTCTTGGTCGTAAGACAGATGAAATTCTTACTACGGCTATGGATGCGGGTGCTAACTCCACTCAAATTCACGATACGTCAAGTGCTTTGGAAAAAGCTGACCTTCTGTCTCTGTTTGAGACATTTGGTGGTGCTGATATTCCAGAGGATGGACAGAGGTATCTTGCGATGAACTCAAAAGGTTATTCTGATTTGTTTCTTATCACAGAGTTTGCTAGCTCAGACTTTGTCGGTGAGCAAAACCTGCCATACGCAGGTGGCATG